CGAGCAGCGAGTCGGACGCGATGAGTTCGATGAGCTCGAAGCACGCATCCAAGGCCTGAATCAGGCCGACGGTGCGGAGGCTGATCAACCAGGCCTCGAGGCGAATCGGTTGGAGAGGGAGCGCATCCGTGAGGAAGCCATCCTCGAAATCGAGAGAGTTAGGCTACAAATAGCCGACGCCGAGAGGGCTGCAGCAGCAGCCCGGGAAGGTGCGAGGACGCCTTTCTGGTTCAAGGCTTTATGCTTTTGTACCGGATTTGGATTCTTCGTTCTGATGACCTTCCTTTTGGTCTCATTCTTGGTCCGTTGGGCCAAGCATATCAACGCGCGCGTTTGTGCGTTGGTGAGCGCAGGTAGTGAGGGACTCTACTCTGTGCTCGATGAGATCTCTCCAAGTCCCACCCCGGAAATTAGGAAACAGAAGAAGGGGAAAGTCTTGACGGTTATTGATGATATTCTCAGAAATATTGATTTCAGAGAGTACATGGATTTTGACTGGATTGATGCTCTCGTCATTGCTGCCTGCAGTGTTCTAACGCTGTGGGCTTCCTACATGATCTTTAGAGTCATGGGGAGAAATGGTAGGAGGATCGTCCAAAGACTTAGGGGAATACAGAACGAGGCTATGATTGACGGTTCGGCGTTTCACGCAGGTGAGATTCCGAAGTTTCAAATCGGAATAGCCCGATCCAAACTATTCGTGGATGTCCACGTTGGGTTTGGAATTCGTTCCAAGAATTTCCTTATAACTCCTAGGCATGTCCTTGAGGGAGTGGATCTCAAGGAGGTTTTGCTAGTGGGGCCCACTGGCAAAGTCATCGTTTCATTGTGCCCACAACCAAGTAGATTAGTCAGTGATCTGACTTATACCTACATTGAGTCGGCTATTTGGACGAAGCTAGGAGCTAGATCTGCCAATCTAAACAACACACCCATAACCACCATGGTTGAGTGTTGTGGTAAAGATGGCAAATCGAATGGACGAATTCGGAAAACGAACATGTTCGGTCTCATCTCTTACACGGGTAGTACTCTGCCCGGTATGAGTGGGGCCGCTTATGTTTTTAATAACCAGGTGCAGGGTATCCATAAGGGTGCTGCTGGTCGTTATAACCTTGGTGTTTCATCGGCTGTTTTGGCGGCAGAGCTTTCTAAGCTCTGCCCACCTACTGCCGATGAGTCGTTGCCAGCCAAGGATGCCGAGGATTATGTTGAACAATTTCAACAGCAAAATACTTGGACTACCCAGCAGCTTGAGAAGAAAATCCAGGAAATGGATAAATACACCGGATGGAGTACCCAGGAGACCATGGACTTCAATCAGACGTTGAATTGGGATGAGTCAAGTCCCAGTACTAGTGATAGTACTAGTGGGGCTGCGACGAAATCCAATCCAATGTTTGTTAATTACGTCGCCCAAGGAATCCTATCGGACTGTAAGGATATTCCGACCGTGGAGTTTACTTCAAGGTTGGAATCTCTCTGGAGCCAATATCCGGTTATTCTCAACAGACTTTGTGCTGTCGAGAAGGAACTGGAAGCGATTAAGGCGCCCAAGCCTGTCGCAAACTGTGAGAGCCAGACCGAGCCTGAGGTTGTACCTGAGGCTAGTAAAGTTGTTACAGTCGTTGATAAAACCCCTTTCTGTTTCTTGTGCTCTAAGCACTTTGCGACGGAGAATGGTTATCAACACCATATCAGCAACAGTAAGAAGCATACTGTAGCTGAAAGTGCTATACCCGGAGATACAGGCGATAAAGGGAAGGTTGTTAGAACAGCGGGTCCGGCTCCTTTTTTAGGACCAGCGACCACATCACAGAAGAGGAAGAAAACTTCCTCTTCCAAGAGTTCAGGCCGATCGGCACGACGCAACCAGTCCCCACCAAATCAGGGACACCCGTCAGAAATGATGAGTTCCCTGAAAAATATAGAACTAGTTTTGAAAAACTTAGTTCAGGTTATGGATGGCCAAAAATCGGGCAAGGAGCGGAATTAAAATCCCTCTTTGTTCATTCTAGATTGAGAGAAAAGACCAGTAAGGAACCGCCCTCTGATCAGATTCGAACTATAATAATGAAAAATTTATTATCAGCTTTCGAGTCGGTCAAATGGTCGATACGGAAGGATTTCCTTTCGTTTGATCATTTTTCAGATGTCGTTAGAAACAAGATCGAGTGGACGAGTTCGCCTGGTTATCCTTACTTGTTGCGAGCAACAAGTAATGGGATCTATTTCAATGTAAAGAATGGAATACCCGATGAGAATAGGCTTTTAGAAGTCTATCAGGTCGTCATGTCACAAATTAATGATAGATCATCAGATCCTATCAGGCTTTTCATAAAGCAGGAGCCGCTCAAGCATGAAAAACTTGATAGCGGGCGTTATAGGCTCATATCTTCGGTTAGTATCATAGATCAAATAATAGATCACATGTTGTTTGACGACATGAATGATATGATAACCGATGACTGGATGTTTGTGCCACCGAAAATTGGTTGGTCAGCATTCACCGGCGGCTGGAAGTTTATGCCTAAGCTTTCAGAGCAGCCTTGGGCTTTGGACAAGTCTTCCTGGGATTGGACCGTTAATTTGTGGCTTTTCGATATCGTTTTGGATATGCGGATTCAGCTCTGTAAGAATTTGAGTAGAGAGTGGGTCGATTTAGCTCTTTGGAGATATTCCCAGCTCTACATCGAACCTATTTTCGTGACTACGGGTGGCCTGTTACTTAAACAGATTACACCCGGCGTCATGAAATCAGGATGTGTCAACACTATAGTTGATAATTCCATCATGCAGGTAATTCTGCATCTCAGAGTTTGTTTTGAGGAGGGTATACGACCAGATTGGTTGTTTTCCCTTGGTGATGATACATTACAGAAGAAACCGGCCGAACCAGAACGGTACCTCAGGGCAATGTCGAAGTATGCAATTGTCAAGCAGGCTCATGATGTTACAGAGTTTGCAGGTCATAGGTTTGATGGGATTCATGTGGAGCCTGTTTATAGGAGTAAACACTCTTATATATTGCTCCATATGGATCCAGCAAATCTTGAGGCAATGGCTAATTCATATTGTCTACTCTACCATAGATCAGTCTACAGAGACGTCATCAGAGATCTTTTTGCTCAGATGGGTGCAAAGCTTCCAAATCTTCGTGAATTGGATTTGATCTTTGACGGCATGTAGACGGCTCTTAAACTCCAACAGGGGGC